AGATTTGGTCAAATGGATCGGATCCCCCTATGCAAACGGAGTCGCTTGGTGCGATATGTTTGTGGATTGGTGTTTTGTCACAGCATTCGGTAAAGAAAAGGCTAAACAGATGATTAACGGATGGTCTGCTTATTGCCCAACCTCAGCCGATTATTACAAGAAGGTCAAGCGTTGGTACACGACTCCAAAAGTCGGAGACCAGATCTTCTTTCAATCGAGTTCTCGTATTGGGCACACGGGAATAGTCGTAAAAGTCGAAGATGGTAAGGTTTACACCATCGAAGGGAACACATCGTCTTCGTCGGGTGTAGTGGCGAATGGCGGTTGCGTGAGATGCAAATCATATGCTTTGAACTATAAGAGCATAGCTGGTTATGGCCGGCCTAAGTATGAGTTGGTTCAGGAGGTGACCCCTGTGGAAAATTCCAAGGCAAAAGTGATAGCTAACGGCGTGGATGTGACAGAGTACATGGATCCGAACAAGTTCGATGTGAAGAAGTATAGAGCTGCTTTTGCGGATCTTAACGCTGCGTTTGGGGATGACTGGGGTATGTATTACTGGCACTATGCTATGGCCGGAAAAGCAGAAATCGACTCCGGTAAAAGACCGAAGTTTATGTAACATCAAAATGGAAGTGGAAAGGAGCAAAAATGAAGTTTGCGGGGAATGTTGGATTCGAGACACTGGTTGAAATCCGGCCGAGTAATTACCAATCGGTGATTGTTGAACGTAAATACCGTGGGGATATAACCAGAACCTCTCGTAGACTTCAGCAATCAGAACAGGTTAATGATGATATTACTATCAGTAATGAAATCGAGATTTTGGCTGATGCTTTTGCTTTTGAGAACTTTCAAAACATTAAGTACGTGGTGTGGATGGGAACGAAATGGAAAGTAAATACCGTTACGGTCGAGGCGCCGCGGCTTATATTTGAGATAGGAGGGGTATACAATGGCAACACTGGACCGTCGGTTGATTCTTGACGAGAAACTTAGGCGGATTCTTGGAAGTTCAAATTTATATTTTGAACCGCCAACGTCTCAGATGATGAAGTACCCCTGTATCCGCTACAAAAGATCTAATATAGACGTTGTATTTGCGGATAATAAACCATATCTCGGACGAAACAGGTATGAAATTATTGCGATTTTTGAAGACGCAGATGATGATCTTCCCGAAAGGCTATTGTATAATAAGGAGGGGTTAGTACTCAATTTGGAGCGTCCTTATGTTGCTGACGGGTTACATCATTACGTTTTCACAACACATTTTTAAAGGAGGAAATAACCATGGCACTTTTAACATGGGATGAGGTAGGCGAGCACTTGTTTGAAACAGGTGACGACCATGCCGTCGTTTATCCGTACAATAGTACAAGCAAAGCGTATGACAATGGTTATGCGTGGTCCGGTATTACCGGCGTAACTGAATCTCCGTCTGGCGCAGAAGAGACTGCTCTTTATGCCGATAACATCAAGTATCTTTCTCTGCGTTCGGCAGAAGAATATGCTCAGACTGTTACGGCGTACAGCTATCCGGAAGAGTTTGCTAAGCTTGATGGTTCTGACAAGATCAACGGCGTTCGTATCTATCAGCAGGCAAGAAAGTCTTTCGGCTTCAGCTACAGATCTATTATCGGTAATGATACCGATGGTAATGATCACGGTTACAGACTGCATATGGTATATGGTCTGACAGCTTCTCCGTCTGAAAGATCTTTCAAGACTGTGAATGATAGCCCGGAAGCTATTGAGTTCAGTTGGGAAATGAAGGGCATCCCGGTGGCGGTAAAGAATGCTAAACCGACATGTCTGGTTACGATCGATTCCATTGATCTTGAGGGTGGCGTTGAGAATGAAAATTGGAAATGGCTGGAAGAGCAGCTTTATGGCACTGACGGCGGCGAAGTGACTTATGCTGCGGTTACTCCGGAAGCTGGCGATAATCCGGTTACCAAGGGTTGGTATGAGCGTACTGGCACTGGCACGACGGAAGATCCGTATGTGTATACTTTGAGCGCTGATACGACGGTGGATGCGCAGAAGACGTATTATAAGAAGAATACTTCGACTGGTACGAATCCTCATCTGCCGTTGCCGGATGAGATCATCGAAAAGTTCGGTCTGACTGTTGGCGGCTGATCAGTAAACAATCAAAATGGTAGTGGAGGGGTCCCAAATCGGGGCCTCTCCTTTTACGTGACACAAAAAGCAAAGGAGGAAATGTCACCATGTTAATCAAACCAATCACTTATGAAAATTTTAATGGAGAAAAGAAGACTAAAAACTTCTACTTCAATTTGACAAGAACTGAGATCACAAAGATGCAGTTCAGAAGTGAAGGCACACTGCAGGACTATCTGAAGAAGATGGTAGAATCTCAGGATAACAAAGAGATTTACAAATTCTTTGAGGATTTTGTGTTAATGTGTTACGGCGAGAAGTCTGCAGATGGGGAAGAATTCCTCAAATCCGACGAGATCCGGAACAGATTCCAGTGTCATCCGGCATACGATGTTCTTATGATGGAATTTGTCGAGGGCGGAGACAAAGCAATGAGTGATTTCATTAATGCTGTTGTTCCGAAAGATATTGCAGAAGGATATGCCAAGATCGATAAAGTAGAAGAAGTAAATAAGCTTGTCGGTTTTGATTACGTCAAGAAAGAAGAAAGTTAAACCGAAAGGTTTAACTATACAACAAAATAACACGAATTGTGTGGGATTGGAGGCAAATGAGAATGTCCAAGACAATAAAAATAGACCAGACGGAACTCTTTGACGAAGAGAACAGCCGAATCATTACCGTTAAAGAAACGGAACTTGTACTTGAGCATTCTCTGCTTTCGGTCTCTAAATGGGAAGCAATATGGAAGAAACCGTTTTTGGTTGATGGCGCATTAGACACAAATGAGAAAGTAATTTCATATATCAAGTGTATGACCATAACTCCTCAGAAACCAGATCCTAACGTCTATTTGTGTTTGAAAGAAAAGGATGTAAAAGAGATAGTCGATTATATAAATGATCCTATGACTGCTACTTGGTTTAAAGAGGAGAAAAAAAAGAAACAAATTAATAAAGAAATTTTGACCTCTGAGGTTATCTATTGGCAGATGATAGCATTGCAGATACCAATAGAATTCCAAAAGTGGCATTTGAATAGATTAACAACATTAATTAGAGTTTGTAACGCAAAGAATAATCCGGAAAAGATGAGTAAAAAGGATATAGCAGCGGAAAACGCAGCAATTAACAAACAGCGTTTGGCGAAAATGAGAGCCAATCGTGTTAAGAAATAATTTTTGTTAAGAGGATAATCAAAATGGCAGTAGAATTCAAATCCAAGGGTTCTTTTTCTAAGTCAAAAAAGTTTTTAAATAAATTAATAGATAAGGAATACCTTAATATCTTAGACAAATACGGAAAACGTGGTGTCGAAGCATTAATGGAAGCTACACCAGTAAATACTGGAAAAACGAGAATGTCTTGGTGGTATGATATAACTCAAGAAGATGGAAAAACCAAGATAAATTTTTACAACGATAATAATGTTACAAATAAAACCGGATATGAATTTAATGTTGTAATATTATTAGAAATGGGTCATGCTACTAGAAATGGTGGATGGGTCGAAGGTGTAGAATTTGTAAATCCGGCATTAAAACCAATTTTCGATGAGATTCTAAACGCTGCTTGGGGTGAAATACAGAATATGTAATAGGGAGGACCATATGAATGATTATAGAGCATATGTAGAAAGTAACTACAATTCAATATATCATCATGGTATAAAAGGTCAACGTTGGGGTGTTAGAAATGGCCCGCCATATCCATTGGGAAGCGAAGATCATAGTGTTAGAGAGATTATTGCTTCTAAAAATCCGGAAAACTATACATATAAACGAAAAAGAACTAATGCTAATCGTCCAGCTTCGTATCAACCGTATATAGATTCTCAGACGAAAAAACTTACGGCAAAAAATATAGTTAGTAATGCTGTTAAGAATGCCAATCCCGTGTTTACAAAAATAGGAAATGTTATATCAAAAGGACGAAACGGAATAAGTAAACATTTTCACGATAAAAAAGTTAAACGATATATGAAAAACGGAATGACTAAAGCTCAAGCGGAACGTGAGGCAACTAAACATGATGAATCAATAAAGCGTGGTATAAGAAATGCGATGATAGCTTCTGGAGCTGCGGTGGCAGGCTATGCAGCATATAAACTTGGAAGGCATTGGTTTAAGAGAAATAGAGATATAACGGTAAAAGCAGGTTCATCGATGAAAACTTTAAGTTACGATGTGAATCGTATGAAGACAGCAAAAGAAGCAAAAGATTTGGCAGATTCTATGTATTATACAAATATTGATAAATCTGATTACGCTTTTTATAATACATTTTTTAATTCTTCAACTAAAGTCGGTAATAGGAATGTTTTAAAATTTACAACAGATAATAAAGCATTACGTAATATAAAAATAGCTAGCGAAAAATCTGGAGAGGACGAATTCCTAAAATTGTATAGATCTAATAAAGGATTTAGAAATTATATAAATAATAAAGATTTGATGTCTTCTACCATGCCTACAAAACAAAGAAATATGAAAGAATATAAAGCTGCTTTAAAAACGTTGGATCGTATAAATAAAAGAGCTGACCATAAGGCTAGCGATAAAGAAGTTAGAGAATTATATAAACTTTATAATTATCATTTGGGAGCTTCTACTGGGACACAGGGTATGCTTGGCAGAGCTACAACCAAGGAGGCGGCGGAAGCGTACATAGCCAGTAAAAAAGGAAACGGATTTAAATATTCAATGGTAGATGCTGGAAATGGTTTATATAGTGTAGTCAATGATGATTTGACAGATGATATTAGGACATATAAAAATTTATTTTTTGGTAGATTAAAAGATCGCGGTTATGGTGGTGTTCTTGATATTAATGATGCTATGTATGGAAGGTTTAAAGCAAATTCACCAATAATTGTATTTGATAATTCAGCTTGGGTTACAAAATCCAATAGACGAGTTAGAATGAATGAAAAGAAATTTGATACCGCTTATACAATTGGAAGAAAATCTTTACCTGTAACGTTACCAGCCGTAGCAGGTATTGCTGCGTATACTAATGCTACAAAAGATAGTAGAGAAAATTCTGAAAATTTAAGGAATCCTTCGGTTCGTAACGAAATGACAAATAGAGCTAGAAGTTTATATAATTCTGGTCTTTCGCAAGAAGAAATTGCCGCACGACTTGGCATTTCTGTAAGTACTGTTAATAGCATGCTAAATAGATAATTTTT